AATGATCCCTCCACTATCATCACTGTGGGCCAAAAATACGCAAGTAGTATTCAATCTAGAAGCTATCTTATCTGAAAACATTATCTGGGATGCTGCATGTAATAATGAGGACAAGTAATTAAAAATTCCCATCATAAAGCTGTATGGCATTAATAATTCAAAATCACCATCTTCCCTCTCTGTCAAAAATAATTTGATATCTTTATAGCTTTCATTTAAAATCAAATTTTCTATATAATGTTTCTGTATTCTCACTCTCTTTTTAAACATTAACGACCAAATTTTGAAGAAATATTTATTAAAATTGTCAGGTAAATACTTGGACATTCCCTTAACAAAAAAATAATACTTCCATAAATTAGATTTAGGAGCCCATTTTCTGCAATCCATAGTGCAATATAATGTTTTACCATCTTCTGGGTCATGCTCAAAAATCTTACTATGGATCAACCTAGGTCTGGTGCTGCTGGGTTTATGAATTAGCTCATTAGGGAAAGATCGACATAATTCACCAAAAAACTTTTCCAAAGGGTTTTGTAACAATTTAGTTTGTTGACTCATAACATAAATCTCTCTGCTGCCTTTATATTGTGCTTTATCTTTCATATCAAATTCCAGGCAAATACTATCAGTTTTCAAATTTTGAATTTTGTCAAAAAAAGAAACTTCAAAGCTGCTTAATGTTTTTCTATAAGATATAGGGTTATCAGGTAGGTCATCAAGTATTTCTGGAATATTTGTCATCATTTTCCCAAACACTACATCATGACCCTTCTGCCCCCAAAACTGACCATCTTCATCTCTCATCCCCTTGCTCGTGGAAATTTCTGTATAATTCCTTTCCAATAATTTATTAAACTTTTCCATTAATTCACCTTTACTTTTTGAGGCACTCAAAAACTTTCCAGCAAAATCACCAACTAAAAATGTCATTCTAGAGTCAAAATTGAAATCACATTTTTGCAATTTTTCAAAATAATTATCAGAAATAGCTATGTCTGTTTTCTTTAATATAGATAAGGGATCTGTCTCACCTACCTCATCCAAAAAAGACCTATGAGTATCAAAAACAGATTTCAAGTTCTTCAAATGTTCACTATAAGGGTTAAAAGGTGCTTTAGACATGAATAAATTCTCTTCAAATCTTTCAGCTGTCAAATCAAAATTATCTATAGTACACTCCCAGAACAGATCGAACAATCTCTTAGATTTAGCATTCTGATATATTTTCAAGTATCCATTCATGAATAATCTTTGCATTAAAAAAACTAAAGGATCTGAATCATGTATAACCATATCTTTAAGCAACTGCAGGACACCTGTATGAGTACCCAGAGAATTTAGATATATATACCTCAGAGAAGATATCCAAACCTCAAGCTTCCTTTTTTGAGAGAACATTAATAATACTTTAATGCTAATAAATTTCTGATAATTTTGGAGATCTAGACCGCTTTCTAGGTATCCACTAGAGTAGTAGTTTCCCACATTGGAGTACATTTCTACGCCTTTCTTCAAGTATTCTATTCTAAGCATTCTCCAAGGTGTTAATAAATAAGTCTGCTCTTTGTAAAAGTAAAACTCATTACTGTTTGACATTAATATTTTATGTTGTGATTCAGTTATTGGTATCAAAATTCTAAAAAATCTACTAACTCTACTACTTCTAATTTTTTTACCTCCTTTAACAAATAACATCACATTTTTATAACCCAAGTTGTCATAGATGAAATCATCCTTATTTAGTTTAATATTTGAATAGAATAATAAATTATAACACATTTGACTGATTAACAATGTGCTATGACCTAATAGACTATTCCTAAAAATATTGGAGATATTGTTTAAATCCTCATACATTCCTTCACATAAGTTTGTTAAAGATTTGCCTAAAGGTTTTGTATCAGAGAAGATGTTGTCTGAAGTTTCATGAGGTATCAATTCAAAAATCTCTTCCATAAATCTCTTAAAATCATTGTGTGTCTCAGTAAAATCAACCTCTCTAGTTACATAATATTTATTTTTAAGCTTTTTAAAATGATCTAATTCATCTGGCCAATCTTTAATGTTAAGTCTAACCCTATTTTTGTAAGCTTGCCTAGTGTTTTCCATCACTATTGATCTGTACTCATTTCTCATCTCCTTCAAATCAATAAACTGTTGGAATTTTAAATCCTTTTCAATTCTTAGTTTATCTTGGAGTTTATCAAGCCTCATATTTTTTAGAACATTATAATCATTATAATATTTCTTCTTCAAATCATTTGAATACTTAAATATTCTACTATTCAATTTAGTCATTTTATCGTAATCGATAGATCTCTCTATAACTGTTTTCCTGGGGATGTCACAGCCTAATGATTTCTTCAATAATGTATTAATAAAATCACTCTTAGTTTCCAGCTTTAATTCAAATTTACCTTTGGTTAAATAATCACATGGATAAAAAATAAAGGGACTTTTTTTATATTCAACACATTCAGTACTATTATGCTTATCTTCTAATAAAGCATTATAAACTTTGGAAACTTTTTTGGAGTCTATTTCCAGGTCAGAGTCAGCTACTGTAACCATATCATGAGACATAGAATAATTTATAAACCTATTTATATATTCTAAATCCTCTATTACCTCATCCACAGCTTGGTTTCTGTCTAGATCACCAGGCTTAATTATTAAGTCTACTGTTGAGAAAAGATCATCCTCAGTGTAAGCATCACCGAACACAACAATATAATCCTTGAGTAGCGAACTTTCCATACTCAACAAATTTATCAGTTGATCTTTGTTAATCCCTTCTTGATTTTCAATTAAAAAACACTTACCTGTCACCAAATTGACACCGATCTTATAATTAAACTCTATAGGTTTCCTTCTAGCATTAACACTCAGTTGTCTAACATTTCTAGACAGTATAGATAATGTTCTTTGATTCCTAAAGGTTTTCTTGCCCTGCAGTTGCTGAACAAATTTGAAAGGAATCTCAGCATCTATAGACTCAACATCGATAGTGGGACTCAAATAATCTATATTAGAAGTTAAAAGGTCAGGCAAGAAATCATACAAATACGAAGTAACACTTTTAACTGTTGTTAAGACATTGTCTAATTCATCTTTGAAAGTGTGATTTAACCTCAGATTGAAATCTTGAGATATCTGCATCATTATAGAAACTAGATCATCCAGATCTCTATCTAAAGACATGAATATATAATAGGATTTTATTTGGAAGTTGGTTGAATTTATTTCATAATCGTATTTAGAAAATAGTTCCTTATTCCTTAATATTGATTCATATCTATTGCTAAAGGTGAATTCAATTAATAAGGCAACTTCCCCTGTTACCATTAGGAAATCAGGTGTTCTATTTGAGGTGATTCCTAATTCACTAAAAAAAGAGAAAGACTTTTCAGCTGTGCTCTCAAACCCAAAACAGGATAAAACAGTAGATTTAAGAAGATTGTGCCTTAACTTATAATAGATTTTAGAATCTAAATAATTTAAACTTAAATTCTTCTTTTGAAGACCAAGCCTTGATTTCACAAATCTTAGATAATCGTTAACACCTACGTCTTCTTTGTACCATGGGCTTTCTTCATCTAAACCTTTTCTGTAGGACTTGGGCTCAAGATCTGAATTCATTTTCGTTTGTTTTTTAC